GCCGAAGGCGTCATTTATGATATGTTTGACGTTGGAATTCATTGTGTGGATAAAATTCCAGATAAATTTGATTATTATCTCCTGGGAGTTGATTATGCCACAGGAAATCCTACGGCTTTTATTCTTATCGGAGTTCTGGGAAATTTATTATATATCATCGATGAATATTATTGGGACTCAAAAGAGAAAGGCCGGCAAAAGACAGATGCAGAATATAGCCGTGACCTTAGAGAATTTATAAAAGGTAGATTTCCCCGAATTATTTGCATTGACCCCAGCGCTGCCAGCTTTAAACTTCAACTTATAAAAGATGGAGTGTTTAATATAAAAGAAGCTGATAATGCTGTTGTGGATGGTATTCGAACAGTTGCTTCTTTTTTAAGTGAGAGGCGACTGTTTGTTTATAGAAAAAAATGTCCCAATCTTCTTAAAGAATTTGGGGTTTATAGCTGGGACCCAAAAGCTCAAGAACGCGGAGAAGATAAACCAATAAAAGCACATGACCATGCTTTGGATGGGTTGAGATATGTATTGCATACTTTATTTAAATCAGCTTTTGTAATACCAAGAACGGTAAAAGGATTATAGAAATGCCATTTTTAACTTCATTAAATTTCTTAAAAGAAGGACAGCCCTGGCCCCCTAAATCTGAAGTGTCCAGGCTGCAATTATATAAAGATAACAGAGATATTTTTGAAAACGAACACGCTAAAGTTTATGAGGAACAATTTAAAAGAATTGAACGGGTAATTGGAAACTTTCAGCAGGTAGTTTCTTATCCTGTTATTATAAATTTTCAAAAAAAAATCTCTTTAAAAGTGGCTGATTTGTTATTGGGGGAAGCCCCTAAAATTTCGGCTGGGGATAAAGAAAGTAGTGAACAAAAAGCAGTTGAACAGATATTAGAAAATTCTGATTTAATAAATACGGTTTATGAATGTTTGATTGATGTTTCTCGTTTTGGAAATGGAATTTTAAATGTAAATAAAGATGGAGAACAAGGGAATATAGATGTTTCGCAGCCTTGTCAGTGGTTCCCAGTAGTTTCTGAAAATAATATTAAACGTATTCTTTATCATGTAATTGCCTGGAGAGTAGAAGATGAACAGAATAAAGAGAAAAAGTATCTAAAAGTTCAAATTCACGAGAAAGGATTTTATACAGAAAAGCTTTTTATAATAGATACTTGCGGGAATAGCGGAATTATCGGGGAGACTATCGGAAAGCAACTTGAAGAACAGGTTTTTCTTACGGGCCTTTCTGATTTTGCTATAATTCCTGTTTCGAATGTTGTTACATCTGACAGAATTTATGGCATGGACGATTACACAGAGATAGATAGCATTGTTTCCGAATTATTAGTGCGGGTTTCTCAGATTACACGGGTTCTTGATAAGCATGCAGCTCCTTCCGTTCAAGGCCCTCCTACTTGCCTTGAACAGGATCCAGCAACAGGGGAGTGGAAACTGAAAATGTCTAATTTTTTCCCAAGAATGGGAACGGATGACCCTCCAGTTGAATATATTACATGGGATGCACAGATGGATGCCAGTTTTAAAAAGATAGAATTACTTATTAATTTTCTTTATACGATTTCCGAAATGGGCGCGGCAATTTTTGGAGATTTAACTCAAAAAGCTGGGCAAATACCTTCGGGCAGTGCTCTACGAAGATTAATGGTTTCGGCTTTAGCCAAGGTAAATCGAATAAGAATGCGCCTTGACCCGGCACTTAAGAGAGCCATAAAGCTTTGTAGTGAATTAGGCGGTAAAAATATTATGAAGTTAGAGACTGTCAGTATCACCTGGCAGGATGGGCTCCCTGGTGACCCTAAAGAAGAATCGGAAATTATTCAGAGCCGGACCGGAAACAAAGCTACAATGAGCAAGAAGAGAGCATTGCAACAATATGACGGGATGACAGAGGCTGAAGCAGAAGCAGAACTGGAGCTTATTGGCGATGATGACACACAGCAAAATCCTGTCTTTACTCCTTTTGCTGAAAATAATCCGGAGATACCTGAAGAAGAGTCTGAGGAATAAGCTATGCCTCAGCCGGTTAATCCTTATGTTTTAGAACTTATTAAAATCTATTCTAATGCTCAAAGAAGTTTGATAGATATTATCTTGAAATCAGAGGCAAAAGGAAACTCAACAGATTATTATAAGAACTTATTATCTCAGGTAAATCAAGAATTAAAATACCTGGATAAAAAGGCGTCAAAGTGGGCTGATAAAGCTGTTTTAAAAACTTATAAAACAGTAGTAGATGAAACGAATAGAGATTTATTAAAACTTGGAATATCAATTCCGTCAAGCCAACTCACTTTTTCTAAAGTTCATAAAAAAGCGGTAAACTTAATAGCTCAAAACTGCACTGATGATTTATTTCAAGCTTCCAGTTTTGTAGGGCGGAAGATAAAGGATATCTTCCGGCAGGCAGCTTTAGAAGCATCTGCACAGAGTCTTACCAGTGGTTTAACCACCAAGCAGATGAAAGAGCTTATTAAGAAAAAACTTTTAAGTGAAGGCTTAACGGCTTTTGTAGATAGTCGGGGGCGAAATATTTCTTTAGATGCTTATTCTTCTATGATTGCCCGAACTACAATTACAGAAGTAACCAATACAGCAACCAGTAATCAGCTTCAGGATTTAGGTTATGATTTGGTAAAGATGACAGAGCACAGCACTACTTGCAAGCTGTGTGCCCCTCTCCAGGGGAGAGTTTACAGTATTTCCGGCAAAGACAAAAGATTTCCTGCTCTCAGTGTAGCTTTTTCCGGAGATTATGCGAATATTCATCCGAACTGTGCTCACCGGCTCACTCCGTATATAGAGAAATACAACAATGTTGAGGAGGATATAAAGAAATCAAATCGGCCTTTCGATATTGACCCTCGAACTCAGGTAGAAATCGATAAATATAATGCAATCCAGAAAAAGAACCGGGAAAAGTGGAGAGACCGGAAAGAATGGGAGAAGATGAAAATTCTTCTCCCTGATGGATCTCCAAAAACTTTTTCGGGTTTTCGTAGAATGAAAAATTCAAATTCCGATAATTGGAAAGAATTAAAATCAAATTATAGAGAAAAATTAAATTCTATAAATTATGGCCAGGAGCCAAAAGGAGCGTGACTTGATGTCAAAAAATTTTAAATTAAATTTGCAATTGTTTGCAGATTCTGCAACGCCTGAAGAAGTTCAAACTTCTCAAAATACTAAAGAATCTGGAGATGCCACAAAAGTTTATGGTGAGGATTATGTTAAAAAAATCAGGTCTGAGTCTGCAAATTATCGCACGAAACTTAGAGAGCTTGAAAAGATTATGGAACAAAAGCAGATAGAATTTCAGAATAATCTTTTTAAAGCTTTTGGCCTGGAGCCAGACCCCAATAAGAATTATGAGAGTCAGATAGAAAATTACAAGAAAAAGGCTCAGGAAGCCGAAGTTAAAGCAAATCAAAAACTTATAAAAGTGGCAATAGCGGCAAGGGCTATTGTGGAAAAGGCAAAAGACCCGGCAGATTTATTGAAGTTTCTTGATATTTCTAAACTGGAGGTTGAGGAAGCAGGAACTATAAAGGGATTGGATGCTCAAATAAAAGAGCTAAAAGAAAAAAAAGCTTATTTATTTGAAATAGCACTTCCTTCTCCCCCTGGAGGAGTAAATCCTGCCGGAAATATAACCAAATCTGAAGAGGAGCAATTAAAAGAAGAATATGATAATGCTATTAAGACACAAAATTTTGCTCTTCAAATTGCTCTTAAAAACAAAATTTTTGAATTACAAAAAAGGAGTGGATAAAAATGTCAAACGTGTCAGGTGGAGGAACAATATGGAATTTGCCTAATTACGTGGGCGAACTTTTTACAAGCGATATGACTATAACACCTTTGCTGTCTATGATTGGAGGGCTCACAGGTGGAAAAAAGACTGATAATTTTGAATTCCCAACAGATAGTCAGTATAATCACGAAACTGCTGCGCAACCGGAAATAACGGAAACAGCATCTCTGACTGCCCCTACGGCTATTTCTTATGTGCGGGGACAAAATAAAAATGTAACGCAGATTTTTCACGAAACAGTATCAATATCTTATGTAAAGCAATCAAATCAGGGAAGGCTTTCAGGAATAAATACTGCAGGAAGTAAAAACGCTGTAATTTCCGAGAAAGATTTTCAAATTGCCAGGGCGCTGGAGAAAATTGCAAGAGATATAGAATACACTTTTTTAAATGGAACATATCAAATATCTACAGATGCTGGTGTGGCAAATATGACCAGAGGATTAATAGAGCTTTGCACGGTTAACACCATCGATGCTAAAGGCGCGACTTTATCAAAAGCTCTTATAAATGCACTCCTTCTGGAAATGTTTGAAAATGGGGCAAAATTTATTAAGCCTGTAATTTTCTGTGGCGGATTTCAAAAACAAAAAATTTCCAATATTTACGGTTACGCACCTGAAGACCGTAATATTGGCGGGGTTAATATCAAACAAATTGAAACTGATTTCGGTAATATAGGAGTGGCTGATCCGCACAGATTTATGCCTGCTGCAACTTTTCTTATCGCAGATGTAGCTGTGGCAGCTCCGGTTTTTCAAGAAGTTCCTGATAAAGGGCTTTTATTTTACGAGGCCTTAGCAAAAACAGGAGCAGCAGAAGAAGGCCAAATTTTTGGTCAGATAGGACTTGACCATGGCCCGGCATTTATGCATGGAACTATAACAGGGCTGGCAACCAAATAAATTCTAAGGAACAAAAGACGGAGAGCCTGTTTAAGCCTCTCCCTCTACTTAGAAAGAAAGGATAATAAAATGAATATTAATTTATCAAAAGTAAGAAATCCGGATTTAAAAGAAACCCTGGAAGATGCTTTTAACGCTCTCAATAATATTAAGGGTGATATTTATTATGTAGACAGCAATACCGGTGCAGACACTTCCGGAGGTAAATCCTGGGACAATGCTCTGGCAACTATTGACGCTGCAATTGGCAAATGTACTGCAAATAAAGGAGATGTAATTTTAGTCGCACCAGGGCATGCTGAAAACCTGATTACTGCTGCTGCCATAGATGCTGATGTAGCCGGGATAACTATTATTGGCCTGGGGGCTGGAAGCAATAGACCGACTCTAACATTTAAAACCAGTACTGCTGCTGATATTGATATTGACGCTGCAAATATCACTTTTCAGAATTTGTATTTTGACCTTACTGGTATAGACGGTATTGTGGCAGCAATAGATGTAAACGCTGCTGATTTCACAATAAAAGACTGTGAATTTTTAATGGCCGATAGTGGAGGGCAAGCAGTAAATGCTATTACTACTGCTGCAGCAGCTCATAGAATGAAAGTTGAAAATTGTATTTTCAAAAGTCCTGATGCCGGAGCCGAAGAAGCTATAAAATTGTTAGGAGCTGCGGATGGAATAATTATTAAAAATTGTAGAATTTATGGTGATTTTTCTGTAGCTCCCATCCATAATCCGACAGATAATATAGCAACTAATATACTTATTCTGGGAAACTATCTTCAGAATGACCAGAGTGGAGATTTAGCTCTGGAACTTGTCAGTGCTGTAACAGGAGCAATAATAAATAATTTGCTGGTAACTGATGCTATAGCAACGGCCCTGGATGCTGGTAGCTGTTATTGTTTCGGTAATTTATATTTTGATAGTTCTGATACAGATGTGTCAGGAACTTCTATCCCAACCAGTGTGACAGCAGGCGGAACAGATCTTGATAATATTAAAAATGCTCTTTATGGTGACGATGGAATAACTACATGGCCGTCACCAGCATATCCTGCAAATGGTGTCAGTATCGCAGAAGCTATACGTTATATTGCTGATGCTCAAAGTGGAACTGTAGGATTAGCATCCTTTCCTGCTGCAGCAGCTGCTGCTAATGATGTCAGTATTGCTGAAGTAATACGTTATATTCAGGAAAGCCAGATAGGAACTCTCGTAAACAGTGGAGGGACAGCGACTCTTGCCGGAATTATAGGAGACCCTGCCAATAGTGACCTGGTAACAAGGATAGCCGCAATTCAGGCTGATGTTGGAGACCCTTCAAGTAGAACAAATTTGAAGACAATTTTAGCATGTCTTGGTAATCCTGATACTGCTGGAGCGTCGATTTATGATGCTTTAGCTGGTTCGGCTGGTTTGCCTTCCTTCCCTGCTGCGGCGGCACCTGCTAATGATGTTAGCCTGGCGGAGGTAATAAGGGCTATATACGACCGGCAACTGGGAGATGGGACAACTGCTGATACTAATAACCGGCTGGGAAAGAAAGTTACACGTAATGCTGCTGATATTTTTGCAGGAACCCAAATTCCATTATTTACAATTTCCGGAGGAAAAGTTTTAGTTACTGCTGTTTCTATTGAAGTTACTACTGCAGCAATAGATGGTTCTACGAGTAATACTCAGGTCGTAACAAATCCTACTGTAGGCACGGACGCTGCAATGTGTGCAACTCTTGATATTGCGGCAGATGAGGCTGGAACAATTTATTCATTAACAGGTGAGCCGGAAACACCTTTAACCGGTGGTTCTGGAGGAGGAGCTCCTGCCATGATAGCTCCCTGGATTGTAGCAGAAGGAACAATAGATATTCTTTCCAGTGCGGATGTCGGAACAGGAGGAGCTTTAGGCTATTGCGAACTGTGGTATATTCCTCTTGACACTGGTGCCTCTGTCGCTGCAGCTTAAATAAGGAATGAGGATCCGATTCTATTAATCAAAATCGGATCCTCATTATAATAAGGAGATGCAAATGCTTTTTTTAAGTAATAAAAATGAGATTGTCTGGGATAAAGATAACGATAAAGCCCTTTGCAAGTTTCAGAATGGGAAATATGAAGCTAAAAATTCCAGAGAAATTGAATTATTAAAAAAGATGGGTTATAAATCTGACAAGTCTGACAAGAAAGTTACCAGAGAGGAAAAAGAATAATGGCTTTAACAGTCGGAACGAATAGTTATATAACGTTAACTGAGGTTGCCACGTATTTAGCCGAAAATTATATTTCTACGGATTCGGAGTATATAACATGGAATGCTCTTTCAGAAGCAAATAAAGAAGTATATCTTCGTAAAGCATGTAAAAAAATAGACCGGCAAA